GTAGTAGTGTTCATGGTAGTAGTAGTTTGGTTTGAGGTTAGAGCCGCTCGGGGCGACAGACACAATTTGCACTATTTTCTCAAAAACGTAAAGCGAATTCTCAAACTATTTTCGTTTTTCTAGGTTTTATGAGGGCTGCAGGAGGAAGATTTTTCTACAACCCGCTCTTGTTTTCACTCTCCAATTGTGTTTTTGTGTAAAAAAGGAACTCCTCCGGTGTGCCAATGGTAACCGTTTCCGTATCCCAAGGACGGACGTCACAAAGACCGCTTTGTATCACACGGTTGTAGAGAGGTCCAACGTACTTCTCTCCTGGCATAGCATCTCCTACACAAGGACGGTCGTAGACATCTTTGAACATTCTCGTAGAAGGAAACGTGTAGAGACCGTTGCATGCGTTACTGCTGACAACAACCTTCTCTGTTACCTCTGTCACCAATCCGGTGTCAGACAGAGACACGTATCCGTAGCTAGGGCTCGTAGATTGAAACGTTCCAAGAAGGCAACTCTTTGATGTCGCTACATCTTCAAAGATGTTTCGCTTTGAACGATAGATAGTGTCACAGTTGTAAATTACAAGTGGCGCGTCTGATCGCTCAAACATCAGAGACTCGTAAACGGTTTCGGCTTGTCCTCTTGTCAACTTTGGGAGATGTATAAAACGACAGCGAAAAGATTGTCTTGAAAACAGGTGGTTGATCGTTGCCCGAACGCTCCATCTCGCTTCCTGCTCTTTGGTGCATACAAACGTAACTCTGAACCCGTCCGGGATGTTCAAGGATTCTACTGCAAGCTCCAGCAGGGTCTTCCCCGTGCCAACTCGTATAAAGGGTTTCCAAGTTTGAAATCCTCCTTGTAAGTACCTCTTACCTTCTCCCGCCATTGGTATTATGATGTTCATAACATTCTGATTGCTTTAAGTGTTCTTGACCAGCTGAGAAACCACACGGCTCGGTCGTCGATGTACACATCCGCGTTGGGCTTGCCAAAGTAGATCTCATCATACTCGATCCCGTTGACACGCAACCACTCAAGTGTTATCGCAGCTATGTTTGCGTTTACTTTGCCAAGGTTTGATGCCATCGTCTGCATGTGTCTCGCGGTGTGCAAGATAATGTAGTGTCCTTTCTCTTTGAGATGCCGGACGCTTTCAACGGCACCTGGGATTGCTTTTACCTCGGCATAGGTTTGGTCCGGTCTACGTACTTCGCAAAGCACGCCATCGATGTCAATACATATTCTCATCTTGTTGTTTTGTTGGTTGCTTCAATTGTATCTGCAAATTTCTCAAGGCATGTTCGGCAGAACGGCTGGGCAGCGGCATATTGAACAGCTCTGTCATCACACCAGTCACAGTAAGGCATAGTACTGTACCAATCCGGTGCTCCAAATCGCCATCCGTGTTGTGGTCCAGTGATGTCATACTTCTCCGTCTTGTAATAGTTGCGGTATGCTTCAACAGGATCCGCTATCTTCTTGCTGCGCTCGTCAACAACTTTGACAAAAGGAGTTCTCTCGTGGAGTGGGAACATTGTCTTGTTCATTTCAGCCATCTCAGTTGCTATGTCAATAACTTTCAAGCTCTTGTGCTCCAGCTTGCTTGCTGTTGCGCAGCGGGTCTTGCGCTCAATCTCAAGTTGCTGAGCAAGCCTATACAGCCAATGCATATTCTGATAGGACTGTGCTGCCCACACAACGCAAGGATGGTTGTAGTGAGTCAACAGGTAGAGACCTTTGCACCACTTCTGTGGCAAACGCAAGCGCAAAGCGGAGGACATGATCTGGGCTGTCTCCAGGATCATCTTCCCACGCACGTGGTAGTCACAATGGTAGGAGGCTGCCAGCTTCGGATCGTTGTCTAGCGCAAAGATGTTCATCGCTCGATACGGACAAGGGTTTTACCGCCATGTTTTACCACTGCTCGAAGGAACTCGTCACTTCCGCGTAGGGAAGATTTTGCGAAGTTCCTCGCTGACTTGACATTGCGGAAACCTGGATGCTCCCGCTCTTTGCCGTTTGATAGAAGGAAGCAAACCACGTAAGATTCTTCCGGTGTCGTAGTGTCTTGGTGCTTGTTCATGATAGTAGGTCTTCTGCGTTGAAGTGTAGGGGTTGTTTGCGGGTGAGGGTTGCACTTGGTAGAATGCATTCGCAACCGTTATACTGACTGCCGTTGCGGTTATTGACGAATACCGCTTTGTTGTCTCCATGCTTGCGATACTCGTTGCCTGGGTAGAGATCGATGAAGAAGGTGGCACCCACGGGGAGGTGCCTGAATTCTGTGGGTTCGTTGTTCATCCTTTGAGGTTTACGGTTCTGTTGAGGTTGGTGGCGGCTCCTTTGGCGGCTCCTGAGGAGTAAGCACCGGAGTCATATCCTTGGGTGCGGGAGCTGTGCTTCTTGGTGCCCATCTTCGGGAACATCTCGGCACATTTGAGTTCACATTTCTCTTTCATGTCAGCGACAACAAGAGCGTACTTGACTTCGGCACAAGCGACCTTGACGAGCTCTTCCTTGGCTTTCTTGTTGGCGGCGATGCAGCCAGAAGCGAACCCGTCGCTGAAGGACTTCTCGTAGAGAGCACTCCAGGAGTTGTCATTCGCCTTGAGCCATGCGGTGAAGCAGGACAGGATAGTTTTGTAGAGATACGGGATAAGGGTTTCAAGCAGCGAAAGGGTTACTGGGTCAGCGATGACGTAGTAGGCTTGCTTCTTCTTACCGGAAACGTAGTGCGTGTCCCAAAGGATTTTGCACTCGAAGCATTGTGCGATGATTCGGTAGACAGCGCGATGGATGATGCGTTCCCGCATGTCCATCTTGAACTGTGCACCCTCAACTTCTTGCTGCTTCTGTTCTTCTTCAGAGAGGTCAGCCATCTCCAAGCCGTACTTTGCCATAAGCTCACCAGCTTTCTGCATGGCGGCTTTGGCTTCTTCCTCTGTCGCGCCACGGGAGGTGTCCGCGAGGTTGAGGAGTGCTTTGATCTTTGCGATTGTTTTGTCGTTCAGGTTCATGGTAGTAGTAGTTTGGTTTGAGGTTAGAGCCGCTCGGGGCGACAGACACAATTTGCACTATTTTCTCAGAAACGTAAAGAGAATTCTTAAACTATTTTCGTTTTTCTAGGTTTTATGAGGGCTGCAGGAGGGAGATTTTGACACTTACCGGAGCAGCTCGAGCGGGTCGAACGACATTTTTGCTACTTTTGGAGCCCCTTCAAGTATGAACTGCTCGGCTGCGGATAGCACGATGCCGGGGAGCTTGTTGACCAGGTATGCGCCTGTTGTTCGGAGCGCGGTTCTGTCTATCAAAGTCTTGTGACGATGCTCTATGCAATCCCATGCGTCGTATACCCTCTTTGACAACGTATCAAACTCGTTGTCTGTCACAAGAGACGCATTGTACACATAGTACGCTGCGCAGTGCACAAGATAGTGCGGCACAAGAAGTTCTATCGGTATGTGTTCTATCTTCATGTCTACTCCAGTAGATCCCAATCTACACTTTCAATTTGTGAGAACGCTTTGTATCGGGCATTGGCTTCGACGTTGGCATTAATCTTCGTAGCCGCGCTACCAGCTTTCACCCAGATGTGGTGCGTGCGGTTTTCTATCCTTGCCCTTCCGGTGCGCACATAGCTCTCGTCTCGGAGAACAGCGGACAACATCTTGCCGCTCAACGGTCTGCCACGGTATTCGTCCGAAGCCTCCAATACTTCCATGGCTGCTGTGGAGGATATCAGATCGAAACTAAGCAACGGGTGCCGTCCCTCCTCTATGAACTCCTTCAAGAAAAGCCAAGCTTCATTGGTGCTGTCGTTCAGCATTTCTAGCATATACTTGGTTCTCGGTGCATGTCCGTCGGCTTCGAAGTCCGCAGATATTGGCCAGTTCTCGAGGAAGTGCCGTAACCCTCCTGGGCGGTTCTTCAACATGTTGAACAGGGTTGTGAAGTAGTGTGTCCCTTCTGCTATGTCCGCTACTTGCTCCTTAGTTTGTAGTCGGCTCTTGAGAACAAAGTATCTGCGATCCCCCTTTGTCAGCGCAAGTGCATCGTGGTGGTTTGTGAACAACATGTAGTTGGTTGTGTTGTCTACCTGTCTGCTGTCTCGGTACCTTTGGTTGACGTTGATGCTTTCATTTGTGATGAGTGGTTTGAGCACGTTCATGATGTCGTGCCTGTTGTGTCCGGCGACGCGGATCTCTTCAAAGGTTATGAGCTGTGACCCATATGCCCAATCGTTGTACGCCGACGAGATGGCATTGTTGTCTACTGTCCGGACATGCCCGATACCGAGAACCGCTTTCATCGCTTCCGCGATAAATGTCTTACCACAACCTTCTACCCCTTGTATGAGGCATGCCCACCGGATCTTCTTTCCTGGGAACTGGACAAGATAGGCAAGAAAGTCCATTAGTGTGTTGCGATACTCTTCCTCTTCGACAAGATTGCGTAGATGCATTAAGAACAGTTGACCGCACTCCTTGCTTGTCTTCTTGTCAGGCTCTGGAAAGTTTTGCACATAGGTATTTACAAAAGGGCGGTTGGAGTAATGTAGGAACGTGTCAGACGGAAAGCGGGGATCGTACACGTAGTCATACACCTTCGGCACTTGGATCTGGTTGAGTAAATAGTCCTGTGGCTTTACCGCTGGTCTACCAGCTGCCCCAACTTCGCTATTTGAAGACATCGGCGTCCCTTCCGGTGTCGTCATAAGTTTTGCTGAGTAGTAGCGGTCAAACGCCACAGGACTAAATCGTTCTCCGGTTGCCTGTCTGAAGAATTGGTCAGTAGCGGCAACATAGCACAGACCCTTGGTCCATGGTGGGGAAATATCTTTCTTCTTGTTGTTCTTCTCCTTCATCTCAAGGCGCATGTTGGCCAGATCCTTTCGGAGAGACGCAGTAGAGACACGCACGCTGAACCGTTTACGGCACTCTTCTACGATCATGTTCAGTAGAGCCTCCTCACCCGCTTGGCTAATCATAGGTGTCGCGATTATCTTGCCAAGTCCCTCGGTCATTAGGGTTGTAGCGGTGCGATTCATGTGTGATATCCATTGGCGGGTGGCATGGAAGCATTTCTCCATGGTGCGGTTGCCGTCCCAACCACTCTCCTGTGCCCGATGGAGCAGAGAACGAATTGTTATGGGCACACGGTTCACTGGGTTGGGGCGAAGGCTGTCCCATTTGGCTCTCGTGTCCTTCTGTCCGGCATACTTGGTGCCAAGCGAACTCCATTCGTCAAAAATAACATAAGCGTCTTCGCTTGTCACTCCGGTGAACTGGTGTCGTAGCGCGGCTGCGATCTCCAACCAGTCTGGGTAGTTGACGTCTGGATCCACGTGTGCCAAGGCAGCGGCAGCGTCTTCAAGGGTTACCTCTTCTACGATGGGGCGAAGGAAGTCAAGCACGTCACCGCTTGTGTAGTTTTCCGCCTTCATGTTCTTCTGGTTCTTGCTTTCTCCTGTGCCATGTGTGGAAGCAACAGCTTTAATATCTTTGAGGGTTACTGCTCTGCCATCCAAGCATTGCACAATCAGCGGGTGTATGTCTTGTTCAGCTTCGCCTTTGAAGATGGTCGGAAGGTACATCGGTTGCACATAGGTAAAGGATTCTTTTGTTATTTCAACCAATCCGATCAGACGCGCTACATAGAGGACAGCATCTCGGTACTTGTCCGGTGGTAAGCCATCGGCTTCAACAACCACCCGTATGCGCGGCTTCTTTGGCATGGAAGATGCTGTGTGATAGACAGCAAAGTTGAATGGCATTAATTGCTCTACCAATGTCCATGGTGCATCCACGTATGGAGCCGCCACGTATCTCCCACTCTCCTTGTCCGGGTCTATGTCCAGGAATATCAAGTTGCAGTTGGTGGCATACTCTGAGGAGCGGTGGCAAGGGCTGGTGTTGAAGCAGCAAGGAGTAAGGTATGGCACACGCTTCCGTATGCGGCGATCTTCTTCCGGTAGTGCTTGGAACTCTTCTCTTGTGAGGTTCATTAGTACTGCTACGTTGAACATCTGATCAGCAAGAGCGCGGAAGCTCCTATGTGGTAGAGCTTTTACGGTCTTGAGTTGTTTGTCTGTTCCTCCAAAAAAGAGTGCTTCGTGGGACGTTGAATCTTCTTGTGCTTCCATTTGTGGACGTGGTTGGTGCTTGGCCACATTGCCCTGTCTTGAAAGATTTGTAAAGCGAAAAAGATACTTGATCGATTGTATTTTTCCAGAAACCTATCGCGACAAAGTGCGTGCTCGTTGTGATAAATCTGTGAAAATTGGGAAAATATTAAAGTATCAAAATCTTGTTTATGAGTAAAAAGCTCCAGAGATGACAAAATGATACTTACCGACTGGGAATGAAGATCATACTAAGCACAAGTATTTTGGTATTTAAGTTTGCTCGATGTTTCAATAAAAGTGAATTGGGATGGAAAAATAATAATGAAAAGTGAATAGTTTTAGTTAAAAGCCCTATTCGAGAGAGTTTTCGAGCACGAGCAAAGAAGTGGGTGGTGTTGAGCGGTTTTATGGATTTCTTTTTGTCATATCGTATAGAGACAGTTGTCAACTGAGAGGGTTCTTTGGGTTATGATAGATAGGAGTTGTAGTATTGTTCAGTCCGGTATTTCGCTTTACAGTTAGTATTGACGAGAGTAAACACTTAATGGTATGGCGGACAACACAAATACTGCTCACCTCTGGAAGAAAGGACCTCATCGTAATGGTAAATACGGAGACGGTTCTGTTGGAAGTGCTCAAGCATTCGTGCTTGTCAACTTCCGCTTGTCAGAACAAGTGGCAAAAGATCTTCGCGCGCTCAGTCTTGAAACCAAAAAGACACAGCGGGAGCATGTGGAAGTGGCTTTGGTGCGCTATATGAGGAAACAAAAAAGGCGCATGAAGCGTGAGAAAGCATGAACACACAGGGTAACTTGGAAGGGTTGACAGCTTCTTGGGGTAGTGACGACGACACGTACCTCACAATGTCATCGTCAATTTCGGATGACGATTGGTCACTTCCAACGGATCATCCTTTGTTGTGGTCTTTTGAGCAGCAAACCCATGCAGAGGCTTGTGCTATGTTGTTTTCATCGGAGTACATGTTTGACTTTGACGCAAGAAAAGCCTTGTTGCGTCTTGGTGTTGATCCAGAAGCTTGTAGAGCTCTTGTGAAGCAGTATATGACACACCCTCTTGTCCAACGTTTCATACGGCACCGGATGCAGAACTTCAAAACGCAGAATGTGCTTACCCAAGATACCGTACTGGCTTGGATCTACCAGGAAGCAACGGACAAGACACCGTTTTCCAACCCACTGGCACGGGTCAAAGCACAACAAATCCTAGCCAAGCATCTTAAGCTGGAGGGACAAGATGAGTCAACAAGCATATCGGTTGTCAATGGCGGTGTTATGCTCGTCGCCCCGATGGATTCGCCGGAAAGTTGGGAGAAGAAGGCTTCTGAGGCACAGCGCAAACTACAGGAGAACGCATGACACAAAAGAAACCAAGAGTTGTGTGGCAACCCCTTCCTGGTTCCCAGCAACTAGCTCTGTCTTGTCCGGCAAACCACATCCTCTACCACGGCTCCCGAGGACCAGGCAAAACGGACGCACAGCTAATGTACTTCCGCAGGTTTGTAGGGCAAGGGTACGGACAGTTCTGGACAGGTGTTATCTTTGACAGGACGTACAAGATGTTGGACGATTTGATCAAGAAGAGCCAACGCTGGTTCCCACAGTTCAGAGATGGGGCAAGGTTCATCAAAGGTGATGGTCTCCGGTGGGTATGGCCAACGGGAGAGAGCCTGTTGTTCAGACACATGAAGGATATCAAGAGCTACGAGAATTACCATGGACACGAGTACCCTTTCATCGGATGGAACGAGCTTACCAAGAACCCTACATCTGAGCTGTATGACATGATGATGTCCTGTAACCGATCATCTTTCTTGCCTCTGGAGCACAGCCCAAACCTTTCGGAGCCACTTGATCCGATACCACTTGTTGTCTTCTCTACTACAAACCCACACGGACCAGGTCACATATGGGTCAAGCGTCGGTTCATTGACACTTCCAGACCTGGTACAGTGCATCGTATCACAAAGAAGGTCTTTAATCCTCAGACAGCACAAGAAGAGAACATCACAAAGACGCAATGCCACTTGTTCGGTAGCTACAAAGAGAATCGATTCCTCTCACCGGAGTATGTGCTTGAGCTTGACAGCATTAAGGATGAGAACAAACGTCGTGCGTGGCTCAAGGGTGACTGGGACATCGACGCTGGTGGAGCTCTGGAAGGAGTTTGGAACAGAGCAGTTCATGTTGTACCACGCTTCAAAGTGCCAAAGGGTTGGCGGCTTGATCGCAGCATGGACTGGGGCAGCACCCACCCGTTCTCTGTTGGTTTCTGGGCAGAAGCGGATGGTGAGGAGGTCACAATGCCAAACGGAAGGAAGTGGGCTCCGGTCAGAGGGAGTCTGTTTCGCTTCGCTGAATGGTACGGTAGCGAAGAGATTGGGACAAACAAAGGTTTGAAAATGTCCGCAAGAAACGTAGCTCTTGGTATTCTGAAACGGGAAGAAATGTTGCGTCGTCAAGCATGGATTTCAAGTCATGTTCGACCAGGACCTGCGGACAACCAGATATTCGCTGTTCAGGAAACCGAGTCCAACTCCATCGCTTCTATCATGGAGCAAGAAGGCGTGACATGGACCAAGTCGGACAAGCGTCCTGGGTCTCGCAAGGTTGGTCTTCAGTTACTGAGGGATGCACTTGAGAATGCACTCGGTACTTCAGACGAAGGGGGATCAGTTACTTACGAACGTCCTGGTCTTTACTTTATGGACAATTGCGAGGCATGTATAACTACGTTACCAGTATTGCCAAGGGATGAAGACGATCCGGATGACATCGATACCACTGCAGAAGACCATGTCTATGACGAGGTTCGATACCGTTGTCTCAGCTCAGCAAAAGACTTTGCAACTTCAATCGAAACACAATTTGTATGAGCGATAAAGCAACCGTTGAAACACCATGTCTCGAGTACGAGATCAATCTCACAAAGTGGACACGGGTGACCGATGTCATTGAAGGGTCCGACGCTGTGAAAGCGAAGGGCACCACTTACTTACCAAACCCTGATCCGTCCGATGTGTCTGAAGCGGGGATTCAGCGTTACGCAGCGTACAAGCAGAAAGCTGTTTGGTACGGAGCAACAGCGCAGACAGCGGAAGGTTCAGTCGGTTTGGTATTCTCTAAGCCAACCAACAAGGCGATCCCCACACTCCTTGAACCCTTGTCAAAGAACTGCGACGGCAAAGGTAACGACCTTGATCAGTTTTCCAAGAAGATGCTGTTCGAGGTGATGTCTTGTGGAAGAGCAGGTATCCTTGTTGACTTCCCAAAAAGAGGTGACGAGGTCACCACACGCAAGGACGTCAGCGATGGATCTGTGCGACCAAAGATGGTTTTCTACAACAAGTTTGACATCATCAATTGGCGGGTACAGGAAAATGGTTCCGACCTTGAGTTGTCAATGGTTGTCTTGCGTGAGAATCATGTCACTTACGACGAAGGAGGTTTCGGATCTTCATCGGAGTATCAATATCGTGTCTTGTTGCTGAGAGATGGCGTCTTCGTCATGGAGGTGCATCGCAAGGAAAGTGGTGGCGGCTTTACAGTTGCCGAGCAGGTCATACCGACCAACTCAAAAGGGGAAGCGTTCAAATACATACCGTTCATCTTCATCGGTGCAAAGACCAATGACCCCACGGTTGACAAGCCACCCTTGCTTGACATTGCTGACCTCAACATCGGACACTACCAAAACAGTGCGGACTACGAAGAAGCGGTCCACATCATGGGACAACCACAGTTGACCCTTTCCGGCATTACCAAAGACTGGATCACGGATGTCTGGAAGTCAAAGGGCATCCGCTTTGGCAGTCGTACTGCCATCGCCTTGCCGAAGGACGCATCTTGTGAGTTGCACCAAGTGCAGCCGAACATCCTAGCCAAGGAAGCGATGGATCGCAAGGAAAAGCAAATGGCGGCTCTCGGTGCCACTTTGGTGGAGCAACGGGATACCCAGCAAACTGCTACCGAAGCAGGTTTCAACGAGAGCGCAAAAACGAGTGTTCTCTCCGCCGCTGCGGACAACGTGAGTCTTGGTATCACGAAGGCTCTCGAAATCGCTGGGGACTTTGTCGGGGAAGAACAAGGAGTAGTGGCTCAGCAAGATGGCAGCAAGCAAGACCGGATTCTGTTCGAGCTGTCAAACGATTTCGATAATGCTGTGATGACATCACAAGATCGTGCTCAGCTGCTGAAGGAATACAGTTCCAAGGTGATCTCGTTTACAGAGCTGCGCACCGGACTTAAGACAGCGGGTGTGGCTTTCCAAGACGACGAGATGGCCAAGGATGAGATTGATTCTGATCCGAACAACATTGTCCCTGATACAGTGCCACCACAACCAAGAAGCAGCGATCCCGCTGCACAACAGTAATGGCAAGACCACCCAAGAGTGTACGCAAATCTGCTGCCCAGAAACTCTGGGATGAAGCAGTGCGTCAACAAATATACCTTGAAAAGTTGAAGAGCTTGGAGGTTTCCAAATCAGCGAAGATGGTCGATGCTGTTTACGAAGAGGTTGCCAAACTTCTAATGTCTCCCGACTTTGGTGCGTTGTCTGATCTGAAGCGTGCCGAGCTGCAAGCACTACAGCGTGACGTGCAGAAAACGATTCTCTCGATCCATGGCAATTACTTTAAAGAACTGAACGAATCCTTCTCGCAGGTTGCAGAGTTTGCAGCGGTTCGGGAGTCCGATGTCATCACCGGATTTGCACAGCAAGTCGCCATCAAGGGAAAGATCTATGCACCGAACGCTACAACCGCGTGGAAAGCTGTGAAGAATACCCCAATACAAGCCACAGGAGAGCTGCTGGAGGGGTTCATAGACAACTACAGCAAAGCAGCGGTCAAGCGTGTGAACGGTGCTATCGCTACTGGATGGGCACAGGGCAGGACCATCGGTGAGCTTGTCAAAGACCTACGTGGCACAAAGGCGAACAAGTTCAAGGATGGTCTCGTCAAGAACATTGACAAGCGGCAAGCGGAAGCGGTTGTTCGGACATCGATGCAGCATGTTGCCAACTCAGCAAGGATGAAGACTTGGGAAGACAACCCCAGTGTGGTCAAAGGGTACATCTGGGTCAGCACGCTGGACGGTGTTACATCGGACACGTGCAAAAGCCTCGACGGACAGAAGTTCAAAATGGGCAGAGGACCGATGCCACCGATACACATCAATTGCAGGAGCACAACGATACCCGACCTCGGTAGCCAATTCGATTTCCTGGACGTTGGTGCCACAAGGTCTTCCGCGACAGGGCTGATCACTTCCAAGACGACCTACTACGAATGGCTCAAGACGCAACCGAAACCCTTTGTTGAAGATGCCATCGGTGTCGGCAAAGCGGAGATCTTCTTGAGTGGCAAGATTGATGCCAAAGAATTTGCTCGTTTGAATCTGGGAAGGAATTTCACACCGATCTCCCTCAAAGATTTGAAGGAGAAACTGCAAAAGCAAAACTGAAAACAACACCAATATGGAAGACACATTGACAGCGAAAGAGTACAAAGCACTGGAAGAGTCCGAGCAAGCCAAGTATGAGAAGAAGGGGGCGAAGTACGTCCTGAAACAATCTGATCAAGACGAAGAGTCCTCTGAAGAGCAGCCGCCTGAAGAAGCTGATCAGCCTGTTCAGCCACAAGGCGTCAAACGGATCAAGGGCAAGAAGCACCGGGATTTGGTCAAAGAAAGCCACTTGATCAGACGTGAAGGTAAAATCAAGTAACCAACTAACTGAAAACAACAACAAACGAACAAACAGAGTATTATGAAAAAGAAATTGAACAAGACAGCCTTTACGGCATTGGAAGCAGCCTTGCAAGCACTCTACAAAAAGGTGGACGGCAAGGATGGAGCTGAGGAGACGTACGAACTCGACCTGGAGGACGATGACGATGACGACGGCAAGCGCGATGATGCTGCGCTGAAAGCGGCATTGGCAAAAGAGCGGGACGCTGCAAAGGCTCTCAAGAAGGAACTTGCTGACATCAAGAAGCAGAAGCAGGAGGAGGACGACGATGGCAAGCGCAAGAGCGGTGACGTTGAAGCTCTCGAGAAAAGCTGGAGGAAGAAACTTCAGGATAGGGAAACCGAGCTCAATGAGATCATTGAGAAGAAAGCTGCACAGCTCCAGAAGCTGTTGGTGGACAATGCTGCGACAGAGCTTGCCGCCTCCTTGAGCCAATCGCCTTCCCTCATCCTTCCCCACATCAAGGCTCGTTTGACGCTCGAAGAGGTGGATGGCGAAGTGAAGGTGCGAGTCCTTGACAAGGACGGCAAACCGTCAGCCTCGTCACTCGATGATTTGAAAAAAGAATTCTTTGCAAACAAGGATTTTGCACCTATCCTGGTAGCGTCGAAAGGCTCTGGCGGGGGATCCGGCGGGTCAGGTCAAGGAGGGGGATCCTCTGTTGGCTCGAAAGACTTCAAGAATACTGACGGAAGTGTCAATTGGACGAAGGTTCACCAAGCGTCAAAAGAAGATCCGACACTTGTTTCACGCATTCGTGAAGAGTATCAAATTCCTGAGTAATCTCAATCAACACCAATAACACAACACCACTATGGCACATACCACCGCCGCCGATCTGGCACACGCACCCGTTGAACTGCTTCTTGCTGCATTGCAGGAGCGTCAACCACGCATGAACACAATCTTCAACTCGCCACTCGTGTTGAAAGATGCTCGCAACTTCGCAAACCGCGCTCTTGAAGACGGTGCAACGAAAGTTGAAATCCCGCTGATCTCCCCTCTCACTGGTGGCTATACGCTCCAGAATCCGGGGACACCTCCCACACCGAGTAACATAACTTCGGGTCGCCAAACCGCGCCTGTCATGTATCGTGAGAAGGCTTGGGGACGTGACGCGTTCTCGGCTGCCAAGACCGGCATCGATCCGTTCGCCTATATCGTTGATCGCATTCTGAATGTCCGTCTTGACGGTGCTGAAGATGCTCTCATCAACGTTCTGAACGGTGTCTTCAACAGTGCGGACTTCGCTGGTCTCACCTTTGACAACGATGTGAACGAAGCAGCTGCTGGTACACCAGCAGACAACGTCTACCTGGACGCGGACATGTTCCACGACACCACTGGTTTGCTCGGCATCAAGGAAGACGACCTTGTTGGTGGTATCATCACCATGCACAGCCGCGTTCGCACCAACCTCAAGAAGCTTGACGAGCTTGACATCTTCAAGCCTTCTGAGAACGGTATTCCCTACCTGACTTGGAAAGGCCTGCGCCTTGTCGTTGACGACCGCTTGGTTCGTGCTGGGACCACCAACGGGTACGTCTATCCGGTCTGTATCGCAGCTCCTGGAACTGTTGTGTTCAACTTCGCGTCGCAAGGCACGGATGGCACAACCTCCAGCTCGCTCGCCTATGATTCGGACATCCCGAACCTGCGCAAAGCACTGTACGATCGTGTGGTGGCTGTCTGCCACATCAACGGAACTGTCTGGACCACAACCGGACCGAACCCTGATCTTACCATCGCTGGCGGCGGACCTACCAATGCGCAGCTCGCTACGGTGAATGCTTGGGAAACTGCCTACACCGATGTGAAGGAAACTCGCATTGTGCGCGTTCTCGTCAACGGTTGATCTTCGGTTGTTTGTTCGTTTGTTATTGAGCTCGGTGGTTTTATGCTCACCACCGAGCTCTCACAAAAAGGAAGAGCTGGTTCAACAAGTTATGGTAGGAGTCACAACAAAGAAACCGAAGAGACCCTTGGAGAAGCGGGTCATTGTCAACATCAGCGTCCGTTCTGAAGCCGATGTGGCCAAGATTGCACAGAAAGTGCACGAAATCGTCGCCAAGCGTGGCAAGGGTGATAGCATCGTCATCAATGTTGTTGGTGCTGCGCCTGAAGACCCAAACCTTTCCCTCCTTGAATAACTGTTATGGCTGTCGTCGTTGAAGATGGAACTGGGAAAAGCGATGCTACGTCATACGCTGATCTTGAGTACATCGTCGCTTACTGCGAGTCACAAGGGTATACACTTCCTTCGGAGGAACCCGCACTCGAGATTCTTGCCAACAAGGCGATGGAGTATATCGAGAGCCTCTATGCCTCATTCTCAGGTGCCAAGCTGACAAAGGCTCAGGCTCTGCAGTGGCCAAGGTCTGACGCATTTGTCGACGGATTTGCTGTTGAGGAAGACGAGATACCTGTGACGCTTCGCAAAGCACTTGCCCAGCTCGTGTACGAGATCCACTCCGGCAACGATCCAATGCCAAATGGCGATGGACGTGAAATTGTGCGCGAGAAGATTGACGTCATCGAAACTGAGTATGCTCCAACAGGAACTTCCACTCAGTTGCCAAGTTTGACAAAAGTGAACGCGCTCCTTGAGCGTTTGTTCGACCGGACCTCGGGGTCGTCCTATATGATCCCTCTCGTAAGATCTTGACATGGGTAAGTACGAACAGTCTGTTCTCTCAACGATGCGTGCCATCGAAAGATCTGGTGCCGACGTTACCCTTACCGTAAAAGTTACCGGAGCAGAATACGATGTGGTCGAAGGAGAGGACGAAGAAGCTCCCGAGGACATTGTCCACACTGTTTCAGCAGTTATGCTACCAGCGAGTCTCCAGAAGTTCAAGAACATGGATTCACGCTTTGAAGACGGGTCTCTTGCTATCTCCAAAGCCAAGTACATCTTGATACCTGGAAGAGACACAGCGGGAGTTGCCATAGCAGACGTCCCACCTGGGAGTTTGATCGTTTCAAACGGCACCACTTGGGTCGTCATCGTAAGTGTCCCAGTGAAACCGGATGACACAGAAACAATCCTCTACAAGATAGGAGCAACCATGATATGAACTTTGGTGAAGAAGTTGAGGGTTTCGCAAAAATGGCAAACATGAATGTCACTCAAGTGAGACAGGCGGTTGCTTTGAAACTGTTCTCCGCTGTCATTCTCAGTACTCCAGTGCTGACTGGTCGTCTCCGAGGCAACTGGGTCACAACCCTGAACTTTGATACAGAAGAAACAGTAACTACCGACGACCCTTCCGGATCGGTGTCAATCGCCTTTGCAAAGGAAGTGATCAGCAACGCAAAAGGAGATGATACCATTATCCTCACAAACAATCTTCCATACGCGTCGGTAATCGAATTTGACGGGTGGAGCCACACGAAGGCACCACAAGGTATGCTGCGCATAAACGTAGCAAGATTTGAAAGGCTCCTAGAGGAACAACTGAGAAAGGTGAGCTGACATGTCCGAAGATCTCATACGCAAAACCCTCTTCTCCGCAGCCAAGACTGCACTCACAAGCAAAGTGGTGGCATGGCCAAACAAGACGCTCGATCCGAAGGCACGGACAACTTGGTATGCAGTTCACTACCTACCTGCAGACGAGCCTGTTGTGACGATGGGGGACGGCGGTGAGAATGAGGTTGTAGGTCTCCTGCAAGTAGACGTCAACGTGCCTTTGAACAGCGGGGAGAAGGCAACTGAGACAGCACTCTTGGATCTCCGGGAAACATTCTACGCTGGGGGCGTCCTGACACATGAAGGTCAAGACGTCAAAGTAACAAAGGTTGTCCGCTCCATCGGGAGGACGGTGGACGCTTTTTTCAGAACAAGTCTTTCCATATACTTCTACGGCAGGTATAATCGTCCTGCATAATCGTCAACAACCAACACAAGAAACAATATGTCTGACTCCATCCATCACAAACTGTACATCGTAGCCGAAAGCGAATACGGCACAACCCCATCTGGTCCAACGTTCGGTACTTTGCGGCACACAAGCTGCTCACTCGCCTTGTCAAAGCAAGGTTTCCGTTCGGCTGAATTGAACGCCCACCGCAATCTGCAAGACTTCCGTCACGGGAACAAGCAGATCGGCGGCGACATTGGCTTCGAGCTTTCTTACGGCACCTACGATGTCCTTCTTGAGGCGCTCCTCATGGGCACGTGGGATACCAACGTCTTGAAGGTCGGGACAACTCGCAGGTCGTTTTCCTTTTTGCGCCACTTCAACAACCAGGAGGAAGTGGAGTTCCCGTTCCACTTGTTCAAAGGTGTTGAGATCAACATGCTTTCTTTGAATGTCGTTGCTGGCAAAATCGTCTCAGGCACTTTTGGCACAATCGGTCGGGAAGTAGAATACCTTGGCGAAGCACCAGCCAGTTCTGCGTTTCAGCTGCCTACGACAAGCAAAGCGTTGGACGGTTTCTCGGGGAGTGTCGCAATTGGTGGCCAAAACTACCCTGTGACCGAAATCTCTTTGAAAATCGAGAACGGTCTGACACCAAACTTTGTGCTCTTTGATGACCGCACTTCTCTGCCATCCTCCCAGATGTGCTCCGTCACGGGTGAGGTTGGTGTGCGGTTTGAGGATGCTGCTTTGCTGCAAGCGTTCGCCGATGCGGACGAATCTAACCTCATTTTCAATCTTCAACTCAACGGTGACAGTGTGGCTTTCAACTTACCTAGGGTAATGCTCAATGGTGGTCAGCCGGACGTTGGTGGTGAAGGTCCGATCAACTTGAAGATCCCCTTCCAAGCCATCTATGACGCGGGTAATGCTTCCTCTCTGGTAATCACGCGTCAACCTGATTGATCCACCCACGAGAACCATACAATCGAAACGATATGAAGCCGCAAGACTACTTTACAAGGCCTGCCTCGAACAAAGGTGCAAAGATGCCACTCGTCGACCCTGCTACTGGTAAGGAGACAGGGGACTTCCTCTTTGTCCTCGGATTGGAGTCCGACGCATTTGCTCAAGCAATCATCGCAAAGCGGAAACGCTCGTTGGAGATTGAGCAAATGCCGGAGGACAAGAGATCCGCCGAAGAGGACGACAACGAGCTGGACTTGTATGCAGCTCTTGTGACTGGTTGGTCTTTCGATCCAAAGGGTTCTCCCTTCTCCAAGGATGCGATCAAAGAGCTTTTCAAAGAAGCTCCAAGGGTTCGCATGGCTGTTGACAAGTTTGCCAGTAACATCGCAAATTTTACCGCAAGGCAGTCGGGGAACTGATTGCCTACGCAAAGAACGAGTTCTACCTCTCAAGCAAGGAAAAAGGTTTTGAAGCCACAAACAGACAACTCCTGGTTCAACTTGAAAAGTCCTCTGGGACACCGCACCCGTTGCTTGAGACCAGCCGCAACCCTCCGAAGAAACTCTTCTACATCTGGGAGTGGTTCATCGAGATCTACAGCGGGGAACCGATCAGCTACCAAGAGCTTCACGCCTGGTCGGTTCTTCGCAACACTCCAGTTGATCGCAACGAAACCAAAGTCATCATTGATCTATCCCGCCTATGTCTGACACAGTAGCATCCCTGAGATTGAAGGTTTACTCGGACGATGTCGTAACAGGCAAGAACCGTCTCGAGCAGCTGGAGAGGCAAGCAAAAGGCGCAGACACCGCAGTAACAAAGTTCGGCTTGTCCTCTAAGCTGTCCCTTGGGGCGATCCTCTCGGGTGTGGGGAGCATGACAGCGATTTCGGCAGCAACCGGAGCCGCTGTGGCCAAATGGCTTGACTATGACAAAGCGATGAAGGAGGTGCTCTCCATCACGACACTTTCCAAGGAGAGCTTTGGGGACTTACGTGAGGATGTGCTCAACCTCGCCACCTCTGTCGGTGTGGACGCTACCGTCGCCGCCAAGGGTCTCTACGAAGCACTCAGCGCGGGTATCCCGCAAGACAATATTCTGGAGTTCATGAAAGTGGCTTCAAAGGCTGCGATCGCAGGTGTCACCGAAGTGAACGTTGCGGTTGACGGTCTGACAAACGTCATCAACTCTTACCACCTTGCTGCTACTGATGCGGAGCGTGTCTCTGACCAGATGTTCGCTGCAGTTGTTGACGGCAAGACAACCTTTGAAGAGCTCGCGGCACACATGTCAAAAGCGTCGGTGATCGCAGCATCTTTGGATGTGCCGTTTGAAGAGTTGCTTGCCAGCATCATCTCCATAACAAAGCAAGGCACCCAGACTTCGGAAGCGTTCACGCAGATGAAGGCAGTGTTCACAGCTCTTGTGCGACCCACGGATGAACTCCAGACGGCATACGACAAGCTTGAGATAAAGAGTGGTCGACAAGCGATTGCGCAGTACGGGTTGGCTGGAGCCCTTCAACTTGTGTCCGAACAGTTCATAGGCAACGATGCAGGGCTGGTGAAAGCACTCGGATCAACGGAAGCCTACAACGGTGTGTTATCTGTCACCGGAGCCAACCTCAAGACCTTCGAGCTTGGACTCAAGAACGTCAACGAAGCAGCTGGCAAGACCAACAAGGCATACGAGGACAATGCGAATACTCTTTCAATTGCTCTGACGAGTCTCAAGAATACTTTCTCTCAGTTGGTTGAATCCATGGAGCACAACTTTGGTATCATCCAAGGTGCGAGTGACCTTCTCAAAGAATTCACCCACAACGTCCAACTAGCCAAAGATGCGCAGAACGCGGCTGTTACAGCTTCACAGAACATCGGTGGAATCGTGGGTGTTCAAACCCTCCAGGACGAAATCGCAAAACTTGAGGCATTGGATGCGCTTCTGAAAGCAAGGCAGTCCCGTGGGGCATTTACATCCGGTCTCGGTGAATCTTCTGGGGGGTTCGGCAAGGATGATTCCCTTTTTGCTGGCGCAAAGTTGCTCTCCACCGCGATGGAGGAAACTGAGACAAAGCTCCGGAGAGCACGGGCAGAACTGGCGAAGTACAACGAGGAGACCGTCAAGAGTGCAAACCTTCAGCGAGCTCTCTCCGATGCTGTCTCCTCCGGCAACGCTGAAGCTGAAGCAGCCATCCGCTCCAAGATCCAGGCGCAAGAAGCTGAGGTCGCTCAGCAACGTGAGTTCGCCGAGATTGACAAGGAAGTATCCGAGTTGGAGTTGCTACTTAAAGGCAAGAAACTCGAGGCAGCTGACGAAGTGCTGGCCAAAGAGAAAGAAACGTCGAAAGTCAAGGAGAAAGCTGCCAAGGATGAGCAAGCAGCCATCAAAGCGTCTCTCGAATCCGCGAGAGAACTGACAACGACGGAAAAGGAAAAGCTCCAACTCAAAATCAAACAGCTGGAGATCGCCAAAGCACAAGTCCCTGAAGAGGCTGCTCTTGCAGACAAAGCCATCGCTGCTTTGCGACTTCAGATTGTTGAGTATGACAAGCTCCAAGAGAAGAAGCAAATCGCCGCGCTCGCAGCCTCTTCCAACCGCAGTGGTATCGGCAAGGGATTTAGCACACTTCCTGGGGTCCCGATCATAGGAGATGCACTACTCGCAGAGGAGGGTTTGATCGACGATAGCTACCAACGGCGACAAGACAAGATCCTGGACAGCACACGGGAGACTGCGCAGATGCAAGCGGACATCATGGTTGATGCCCAAGCAGAAGCTGCTCGCCAGATGGAAGAAGCCATGATTGGCCATCAACGGTTCGAGCTCAATGCATACTCGGAGTTTTTTGGCAACATTGCAAATCTTTCCAATTTCCACAGTGAGAAAGCCTTCCGTGTCGCACAGATCGCATCTATCGCACAAGCCACCATCAAGATGTACGAGTCCGCTGTGGCTGCATACGCTTCTGGTGCGGCCATCAGTCCTTTCCTTGGACCTGTGTTCGCAGGGGCAGCTCTCGCGGCGGGTGCGGCGAATATCGCCAACATCAAAGCACAACGGTTCCAAGCGTACGAGCATGGTGGCATGATTCCATCTGGCGGGTTGGGACTTGTCGGGGAAGCGGGTCCGGAGTTTGTGCGTGGTCCTGCTATCGTCACAAGCGCGAAAGCTACGGATGGTCTGCGGAGATCCGGGAGTGACAGTTCTGTGAAGGTTGTGATCAACAACGCGCCAGGACATGTCGCTGAAGTCACAGAGACAGAAAACCAGGATGGGAAGATGATCGAAATCACGATCACAAAAACGATTGACAGGCTTGTCAGGGAAGCGCAAACAGGAGGAGGACGCTTTGTCCCCGCGCTTGCGAGCAAGTATAACCTTCAAAGGAACGGGAACGCAAAATGATACCTTGGCCACAACATCTACCAAAACCACTACAAGCCTACTCTGTCGGAGTTGATCCGAGGCTTGTAGTTACCGAGTTCGAAGTCGGCAAGCGTCAACGCAGACGATACACCCACCTCGAGGATTCGATCAAGGTTGTCTGGCTTCTGACACAATTCCAGCTTGATATCTTCCGTGCATTTGTAAAGTTCGAGCTGGACAACGGCGCGAACCTTTTCAACACAACCATCATTGGACTGGACGGAATTGAAGACGCGGAAGTCACTCTCCGAAATGGCACCTTTTCTGTCAGCATGGCTGGACCTTTCCACTACAACGTTACTGCAGACCTTGTGCGGGTAGCTCCAACGACGATGGATGAGGACATGCTCGGGATCCTGGGCATGGACGAACTGAGTGACGTCGAGGTTTTCACATTTTCTTGCGAAGCTCTTTACATCTACATAGAAACCACCTATGGTGACTTCGCTGGGGATGAAATAACTGAACACTTCATGGAACTCTACTCATAGAACAAACTTATGGCTACCATCGCTCAACTCACAGCAAAGATAGCTCAATTCTTCACAGCTTCGGACAAAGCTCACAGCATCATAAACGGTGCGGACAACGAAACAGTTTCTACTGAAGCTGGCAACTTACCAACAATCGCGAAAGCCTTGAAGGATTTTGAGGATAAATCGGTTCGAGGTGACATCGCGCAGTCCAATGGCAGTGGGTGGATGGCACAAGCATTGGCCAACTTGGGTTTGCCTTCTCTCAACAATTGGGCTGCTTCAACGGACCCCTCCATATCGGATGACTCGGGAGACGGTTACTCCGTCGGTTCAGTTTGGTGCAACACCACCACAAAGGAGATTTACCGATGTGTTGACTCTACATTGGGTGCTGCTGTTTGGGCACTCACAAGTCTAGATATCGTGGAACTGGTGGACATCATCGCTACCTATGAATTCCTTACACAAGCAAGTCTCGACAGCGGTCCAAGCATCACAAACCCAACGATCATAGGCTTTGTTGAAGCTGTTGTAGCAAACGGCAACAGTGGCACAGCGAAAACCCTTTCCCTCAACACAGGCACCTTCCAAACCTGCACTTTGAATGGCAACTGCACGTTCACCATGCCAACACCAACAGCAGGACAGTCTTTCATTCTCAAGCTTCTGACAGGAGCAGGTTCTTTCACCGCCGCATTCACAGGTGTCAAATGGCCAGGCGGCACAGCACCAACAATCACAGCAGCAGCTTCAAAATACGACCTCCTTTCGTTTGTCGCAGACGGAACTTCTTGGAGCGGGTCGATCATCCAAAACTTCACCGTATAATGTTCGCAGGTCGTAACATGACTTTAACCACTCCCGCTCGCGTCACCTTGTATCTTGTGGATAGTGGTGACGTGGACATGAATGATCCTGATATGTGGCATCTGGAATCTTCAAGTGGCCCGTTAGCTGGACGAGTGCCAACGTGGGATGATGATGCTCATGTATATGCTAATGACGAAAGGTTCATAAGTGGTGGCATTCAGTGTCATACGCTAACATTTGAAGTAAATGGAACATCTAATTTAAGTTTTTATGGTGAACCTATATCAGTATTTTTATTGAAAGTGTCAGGAGGTGATGCAAATATAAGTTTATATTGTTATTTATATGGTAGCATCTACATGAGTGCTAGTGATTGTTATTTTTATATCAGTGGTCACTACCTTTCTCAGCATCCACAAGCGACTGACACGACCACTGTTTGTGATGGTAATGCGTTGCAAGTTTATTTTCAAGACTCTGAGTGTGACGTTTACATGAATGGGTATTACTCTGTTTTTGGTGGAAATTGCACGGGAGATGTTTATTTGGTAGGAGACAACAGTTACAACCAAGCCGCGCCAGCATTTATTGATGGAACAATTTATTGCATAGGCAAATACACTGCAAACTATGGGCAAGCATCCTACGGTGTATTTAGTGGAGAAGGTTCGCATAATGACGGCGGTATCTACGTTGATGCTACGTTCTCTGGAGTTGGTTCGTATAGTCAAGGAGGATCATACATTTATGGGAACTCGGAATTTTCAGGTATCGGTTCATACTGCCTTGGAGTAGGCTCACAAGTAACATTGTCAGGTGAAGATTCATACCTTGGAGCTTATGGTGGCTTTGCTCACATTTTAATTTGTAGCGGGTTACGTTCAAGAAACTTAGGATTTGTGGATGCAGATGCCTATTTCTCTGGGGCTTTTTCAGAAAATGAATCATTAGATGGCACTATACAAGGACAAGTTAATGTTAATTCATACGCCTCAGCAGGATCAGGTAAAACTGGAAACAGAGACATTGGGGGAACCGTTAATGGATCACGCATCGCCATATAAAACAAAAAATTATGTTAGAACATCCAAATCCAATTCATACATCAGGAGATTTTACAGGTCTGTGGATCAGTTATGCAAGAATTAACGTGAGCGGACAACTCGTAGTTTCCGCTACTCACTTCAACGGAGCGCAAACTCTTGGAGATAGCGAAACCTCTGTCCACCGTGCTGCTAATGTTACTGCAATCAATGAGGCTGTAGTTGCAGAAGTGACCCGCTTGACTGGACGTGCAGGACTAAAAGTAGTCAATGTGAATGCACCATCGCCAAGCAAACCGATCAGTATTGTGTGCAGCTTTGACGGCGGAGCACCACATCTCATCAGAGATGCGCGTGCGCTGGCCGCAACAGATTCAACTTTCGCCGCTGCATTTGCAGGCTTGATGACCCAAATCGGAAACCTTTTATGAACCTCCCTCTGCTAACCATGCTGTCGCTCATCCTCCTCATCGGGTGCAGCAACGTCGCGTCGATAGGACAGACTCCAATCAAGTCTGCCCCTGTTGCGTCGATAGCAGAGAGAGTGAGAACCCAAACCGTAACAATTCGTGAATCTAACACCAGCATCCAACAGGGACTTGACGCAGCGATTGACCAACTTGGCAGAATCAGTCGAGAAAAAGTCGCAAGCGACGAGCAGTTGCAAGAGGTATGGGACAAGCTCACAGGAGTTCAAGAACGAGTCGCCGCGCAATGGGATCAGATCCAATCCCTTGAGAAAACTAACAGTGAAATGAGTGTTGCCGCAACTGCCTCAGACATCGAGAAGGAGGAACTAAGAAAAATCACCAAAGCTGATGCTGAATGGAAAGCCAAACACGGTTGGAAAGTCACCATCTACAATTGGTTTATGCTAAGAGTATATTGGATTCTTGGTATCGTCACTCTTGGCGGTATTGGGTTCTTCATTTTCAAAGCAGCAACAAGACGCATACCATAATGGACAAACAATTTGACGCTATCGAATGGTTACTTCTGACAGGCGCGGCATTGTCGGGCAGTCTCATCAAGATTCTCCGTGGTAAAGACACGCTGCGCCCACGTTACGTAGCAGTGGAGATCTTGATAGGTCTGGCGGTTTGTGTATTCGTGATTCCAGCCCTGTCTGAGTATTTCCACTGGACAGTGCGTGCTGCGTGTCTCGCAACATTTGCATCTGCTTATACTTCCCATCTTGTTCTACGCGCCATTGAAGGTTTGGTGCCATTGGCCATTGAAGTTATCGTGAAGAACAAAAAAGGAGGTGAGCCATGATTTATATGCTAATCATTTTGCACGTTCTCACAGCATTGGTTCTGTTGTGGGCTATGTCTTTACTCCGCGACGGGGAGAGAACCCCGCTGCGGTGGGCAAAGGCAGCATTGATGGTAGTCGAATGCGCCAATGTGACCTACCTCTACCAGATTGCACACAATGCCAAAATTGGGTATCCAGTTCATCATGACAGCTTGATTGTTGTTGAGTGTTTGAACCACTTCTTCCTAGTGATAGTATTCTCCCTCAAAGCGTATTACAGAAAACTGAACATCAAAAAATATGAAACTACGACACATTAGCATTATCTCAACCCTCACACTTGCAGCTGTATCATGCGTGACAACTGAAACCACTGTAACAGCTCCTGACGGAACTGTGACGACAACCAAAGCAACCACCATATCCGGTTCTGACATCGCGACTGGCGCCACAGGCATCGGAGGTGCAGTGAAGACTGTCACCCAAGACGACGGCGGCAACAAGTAAGCCAAACACCCCCGCTGAAGCTCGAGTATGAAAACACAAATTGCCTTAATCGTGGGTCACGAGCCAGGAGGGGGTGCTGAAGGGGAGAGACTGTACAACATCAAAGTGCGCTCTCTCATGGCTACAGCACTTGTCTCACTGGGGTTGGAAGTCTTCCTCTACGACCACAAGATAAAATCCTACGGAGCTCGCCAAGACGCAATGGCAGCTGCTGTGAGAGCCGCACAACCGAACAACAAGGTATGCGTTGAGTTGCATTACAACGATGTTGACGATCCTCAAGCCAACGGACATCAGTTCCATTACAACGCAAGAGAGTCGCTTGCCCGTTGCTTTGCGAATGCTTTTCAAAGCAAGTTCCCAAACAGCCGTCCAAGGCAAGACAAGGGGATCTTTCACACACCGAGAGGCGATGGTGCAGGATTCCTTGTGAAGTCTCCCGGAGCAGCTGTCCTGACTGAACCGTTCTTCCACAGCAACCCAAAGGAGAATGAGTTTTTCAAGAACCACCAGGAAGAAGTCGCCATGGCATATTGTTCAGCGATTGAGGCTTTTTTGAATCTCTGAACAGACTCCCCATGCCCGATACGACACAAAGTGACCGACTGTTTGAGCTCAGGAACGTGTTCCCTGTCAACACGAGGGAGATACAAACTTTGGAGATACGGCAAGTTGCCACCGATGTTGGTGAGCAACTTGACCTTGTCTTCTTGATCGACACAACTGGATCCATGGCTTCAAGGATCGCGGAGTTCATCACGGCGATCGAAGGTGTCGCGGCAGGTCTGGCAGAAGAGTTTCCGGTGATACGTTACTCCATTGTTACGTTCAAAGACGAGGGACCTGGAGAAACCAAGATCGTCCTTTCTGGGGGTGAGCCTTTTTACGACCTGGGTGGCGCGCTTGACATCCTTGGTGCGATTAGCGTAAGCGGGGGAGGGGATTCCCTCGAGAACGGATTTGGAGCTGCCAAGATGGCTGCAAGGGAACTGCCTTGGGATCACGAAGCCGCCAGAGCGGCTATCCTTGTCTCCGATGTTGGCAGTCACGAAAGGGGGAGCACACTTTCACAAGCAAGGAACGCACTGTTGAACGAGTCAATCTTTTTCTTCTATGGCATCTCCCTCTCAGATGAAGACTATGACAGTCTCGCTGAGGTGACTCGTGGCGCACGGCTTGAAGAAACTACGGGAGAGCTCCTGACCGAGGAGATCATATCCGTGCTGCGCGGCATTGCTTCTCCGGTTGAAGATCCGATCTATCTTGTCAATGACAACCGAAACTTCACAGCTCTCATTGAAACAGGCGCGGAAGTGGATTTCCTCCAAAGGTCTTTCTCAATTGAGCCGTTCACCAGTGGAGAGGAAGGCTCCATCGGTGTGCCTGTGACTATTGATAATTCGGATTTGCAAGTATCCCGTTTCCTCACTCGTGCCAAAGCATACACGCTGCCCCTAGAAGTCATAATCCGTATCTACGAAGAAGGAGACACAAGTGGACCACAGAACGTCCCGCCACTGAAGCTGTACGCAACGGACTTCGAAATCAAAGGGTCTCTTGTGTCTTGTCAGCTTTCTTGGATTGATCTCCACAATGCGAATTTCCCGAACGAGTTCTACACACCAACCAAGTGTCCGTCTTTGCAATGAACGCGCCAACAAAATACCTAGGATTCCGTTGGAAGCCAGACTTCAATTGCTGGGACTTTGTTTGCTACATCTACAACAACGAGTTTGGTATCAAGCTGGAGCCGCAAGTAATCTCTGTCAGCAATGCTGTCCGTGACGCGGAAAAGGCGATAGCACTTCGCTCCAAAGATGAGGACACTTGGGAAACAACGGAGGAGCCAGCCGTCGGAGACGTTGCAGTGTTCGGGAGAAAGGGTTTGCGCTACCACGTTGGTGTCTTGACGGAGGAAGTCATGATACTTCACCTCTCCGAAAACACTTTCTCTTGCTTCTCCAAACTGAAAACTCTCCTCAGCGAGTTTGACACAGTCCAGTTCTACCACCACAAACAAAGACGACCAGTATGCCAAGATTTGCCATCGTAAAGAACCCCATGCAACCGCTCAAGGATTGTGAGTTCTTTGATCTGCCAGGCACCTCTATCAACTCCTTCATCGCGGAGAAGGGGTTGGTCATGACCAACAAGGCGTGCATCGTTGACAGCCAAAAGGTTTCGGAGGACACTTGGAACAAGGTGTACAGTGACAATGCGATTGTCATTGTGACTCCTGTAGTTGGCTACAACATCGCGATCCTCCTGTTGCTTTCAATCCTGATCGCAGTAGCCATCTACTTCTTGATTTCTATACCTCCTGCCAGTGTAAACGGCGACGCGGAGTCTGACCCGCTTTACACTCTCCGTGGACAGAAGAATCAAGCAAGACTGGGAGAGCCAATTGAAAGGAGCTACGGACGGACAAGGACATGGCCAAGTTACATGTCAAGACCTTACAACCAATACTACGACAACGATCAGTATTTGTTCGCGCTTCTCTGCATCGGTCTTGGCGAGTACGACGTTGAAGCAATTCAAGTGGAGGACACGCTGATCGAAAACTTCCAAGACATCACGTATGAGCTTGTTCCTCCAGGAGAGCAAGTAACCCTTTTCCCGACCAACGTTCAAACCTCCACCGAAGTGGGGGGTATAGAACTCTATGGACCAAACGAAGATGACTACGAAGAGTGGACAGGTCCATTTGTGGCTTGTTCTGCTGGCAGCAAATCTTACACCTTGGAGCTGGACTTTTCTTGCCGTCAAGGTCTCTACAAAATGGACAGCAAAGGCAACCAAAGAGCACTACTGTCTCTGTAGAAGCCGAGTATCGCGAAGTAGACGACGAAGGGGATCCGGTCGGAAGTTGGACTGCACTCACGACCTTCTCGCGCACAGATGACAGCCAGAAGCCACAACGGTTTACCATGTCTCTGTCGGTGCCTTCAGGACGATACGAAGTGAGAGCAAGGCGAACGAATGACAAGGATGAGAACTTCCGGATCCGAGATACCATTCATTGGGACAGCCTCCGTGCTTTCTGCGAGACTGAACAGAACTTTGGCAACGTGACGCTTCTCGCGATCAAGGCGAGAGCCACAGACAACTTGAACGATAGTTCCAAGAGTGGGTTCAACGTCATAAGCACAAGCATCTTGCCTGTGTACAATTCAGGAACAGGAGCATGGACGAAGCAGATCACGCGGAACCCTGTATGGGCTGCTCTTGATGTCCTGCGCGCGAAGTATGGAAGAAGGCTTCTTAGCAAGTCAATAGATCTTGTTGCTTTCTCGGAACTCGCGGCTGATCTTGAGGAAGAGGAGATCTGGTTTGACGGGACGTTCTCCCAACGCGGCACAGTTTGGACAGCACTTCAGAACATCCTCGCGGTGGCCAATGCAGTTCCTGTTGTTCCGGCAGGATTGATATCCGTTGTGCGGGATGTGCCGAAGACGATACCGACCCTTGGGTTCAATGGCAACAACATCGGTCTTGACTCCGTGACAGTCAGCTCGAAACTCTACAGCTACGCAAGCACGGATGGCATTGAAGTTGAATACATTGATGAAGCCACCTGGAAGCGGAGAACGGTTCTCTGCTTGGTTGGCACGGACAAAGGTCTCAACCCAAGACAACTGAAGCTGCTCGGATGCACAAGCAGAGCGAGAGCTTACCGATGGGGTATGTACCAAAGAGCAGTTGAAATTTACCATACGGACAACGTCGTTTTTGAGACAGGACTCGAAGGAGGCACAGCGGTGTACGGAGATTTGATTGCTGTCAAACACGAAACCCTTCTCTCCGAGAGCTCATTTGAACCCAACCAATCCGGGAGACTGATGGCGAACTCTTTTGGAACAAAGGTTGTTGGACCTGACACTTTCACGACAATCTTGCTGCCTGTCGAAGCAGAGTTTGAGTTCGGTGAAGTCCATCGGATATCCTTCCGCAACCGGAAAGGGGTTGTCCGTGGTCCGTACATCTGTGAAGCTGATCCGGATGAGAATCCAAACTTGGTTGTCCTGCAAGTTGAGCTTGACATTTCAGACACCGAAGTTGAAGACAGTTCTGAGCAGCCGTTATACTGGTTCGGTGTGAGTGGTAGGGAGTATACCCTTTGCAAGATTGTGAAGCTCGAGTCAACCGCTCCTCACAAGATACGGGTCACAGCGGTGCCATACGACGAAAGGGTGTATGGGTTTGCCCTTGCCGAGCCACCCGCGTTGGACTACTTCTTCGATGTCCCTGCAGACCCCTCTGCACCTTCCGTTGGAGGTCTCACCGTTCAAGCGTTCCCTGGAAGTCTGACGGACTACGTCGCAAGCTGGACCCCTTCTTTGGGAGCCGCCTACTACATCGTGAGTAAATCTCTTGATGGCACGAACTATGTGTTTGTTCAGCGAGTAACGGTCTCCAACTGCACATTCCCCGTTGAAGCGGGTTCTCTCTGGGTCAAAGTCTACGCAGTAAACGTGGGTGCTGGTCCAGCGGCTACTTGGACTGGCACAGTAGGAAGCGCAACGACGGAGCCAGATGCTGTTACCGGACTCGAAGCGCAGGAAGAGTTTACCGGAGATGTCCTTTACCTGAAATGGGATAGGAACGATCTGGCGACCTCGTATCGCTTGCAATTCTTCATCGGTGCGACCATGATCTACGAGAAGACGTCCACGGGGACATCCACGACCTTTTCTTTGGCAAACGCTACAAACGGTGCTGCGATCGCGGCGGTATCCTTGGATCGTGAGATAGGGGTAATCATCCGAGCGGAAAACGCTATCGGGAATGGACCTTACTCTGACGAAGTGGTCTTTACCAACCCAACACCCACAGCACCTCTTTCGCTTTCCGCAGGATCGCCAACAGGGAGTGTTTACCCAGTTGTGTGGGAACATGGATACGACGACGATCTCAAGCACTGCAAGGTCTACGCCTCTACCACAATTGGATTTACCCCTGGACCGGGAAACCTAGTCGCCACTGTCGCTGCCTACGGGAACACATCAAGCGTTACCGCCGTTGTTACCACCTACTGGCGGGTATCCGCTGTGGACAAGTGGGGGACAGAGGAGAGCATGAGCCCAGAAGCCTCCATCGTGATCTAAGACAAGAGGTGCTCCGGTCGACTGAGATAGGTCTCCTCGATCTTCCGGAGAGCCTCAATCGCTCTCAGGATGGCAACTTCACCGTCGCCAACTTGGTGCGACAGGATCTCTTTGCACGCAACCGCTTCGAGACCGTCAATCTCGTTGTCCTTAAGAAACTGTGCCACTGGTATGACAAACTTCGCCGGATCCATTCTCTCTGGCAGGAAATCCGTGTTGATCGCGCCGTTGTTCCGGCAAAACTTCTTGTACCATTGACACTTGTCTTGCTCAGCTTGGTAGATCAAAGCGTTCAGCAACTCCAAGTAGTGGATCGCCTTGCGGATGTCCTCCAACCCGTTCTTACGTTTGTGCCTTGCGATGTACTTGGTCGCGCAGCTTTCGCACCAAGGGATGCCGTTGTACATGCAGAACATTACGTGCTGAACTCCCACTGTCTTGTAGTGGGAGCCGCCAACTTGCTTCGATAGGGTGCTCATTCGTTCTTTTTGTCAGGGGTTCCAATACGGCGAATTGCATCTCTGAGGGATACCTTTTTGCCGTTGATCATGCCAAAGGTCATAACGGTTGTACGCTTACGTAACCCTCCTGATTTGCGGAGAGTGAATGCTGCATACGCGCTGTTACCGAAGACATCAAAGGCGACGGACTCGCCAAAGTATTCGCTCGCAGGGGTCACGATCATCCGGACATCGTGACCCTGGTCGCTGAACCGTTTCATCGTGCGGTGGAACTCTTTTTCGGTGGCGGAAACTCTTTTGGTAGTAGTGTTCATGGTAGTAGTAGTTTTGTAATCAACAAACATGGTGTTGTTATCGTTTAGTTTTCAACGATCAGGTATTCCCCACGCTCCAATAGAACCCCTACGGGATCATACTTGCGCTCATGAATAAAGATCAAACCTTTTTCCTTCCAATCGGGTTGAGTGGTGGCATGGGAGAATCCATAGGTCTTTTGAACATCAAGAACGATATCAGTTCCCAACAGCTTGTAATTGTGTAATGGTTTTGCTTTCATGGTAGTAGTAGTAGTAGTAGTTTGGTTTGAGGTTAGAGCCGCTCAGGGCGACAGACACAATGTGCACTATTTTCACAAAAACGTAAAGCGAATTCTCAAACTATTTTCGTTTTTCTAGATTTTATGAGGGCTGCGGGAGGGAGATTTTTCACATCTTTTCGGTCTTGAACCGCTTCGAAAGCCAACTCTTGGCGGCAAAGCACCAATCATTACCTTCTGGCATCTTGTCAAGCCAGAATTGGCAATCAGACAAAGCGGCAGCATGGTCTAAAAGCCCAGCCTTGTGTGCCTTGTACACCTGAAAAGCGTTGAACATTGGCACGACAACTCTGCCTATGAACGGTAAGTAGAATGACGGATCCTGTGCCGTCTCAAACTTTTCATGCCTGATATTACTTTCCATTCTTGTGAGCAGAAATGTCATCTGATCTTCAAACACTTTCCGCAGTGGTCTGTGGAACAACGGCGACCAAGTCAACCCAAACGCATCGTAAGGGTTGATAAGATCCCTTGAAGCCGTTCTGACACTGTCACAAAGTTTCTGATACTTCTCGTTCCAGACGTAGACGTGCATGTTGCAACTCACATGTGTCCAAGACCCAAGCTCAAGACCAAGAGAGTTCGCCACAAAGAGCTGGAAGAACGGGAAGTGAACCATGTTCGCGCCTGTCAAGTAACCCCAGATGGCATCGTTGGAGCGGTTGTAGGTTGTCATGCAAACCTTTTCATCCTGGATACTGAAGACCATGGAAAGGTTGCACGCAGCATCCTTTGTCTCCTTTGTCAAATCCGCCGGATCTACAAGAGTCACAACTGCCCTTCTGGTGTTCGGCTCTTTGTGAAGCATGTTGATGCAAGCCAGGAGCTGGTCGCCAAAAGTTGTCCTTGCTCTTGAACCGTAGAATGCGTTGTATGTAAGTCCGTCGTCGCTGAAATTGTTCATGTTGCTTGCGAAGTAGGACAACAGCGTATTGGAGTTGTATCCGACGAGCATCGCCATGGCTTCGATCAAATGGAAAAACGGGTTTGCATCCCGCGCTTCAAAGAGGCACACGTTCTCCATCGGGGAACTCAACTCCGCGCATACAACCCCTGGCAACCGGAGCACAGTCCCGTTGCGTGTTTCTTCAGAGATTCCAATGCGACCGAACTCCGGGAGCAGGTTCTTTGTGAGATCATGCATGTTTCTTGCTTGTGTGGCTATCATATGTTTGTTGTTATTGTTGTTGTTGTTGTTGTTGTTGTTATCGTTTCTTGAATTCCCTCAGCCCAACTCTGTGTCGAGTGTCAGAAGGTGCTATGTCAATCGCTCTGCAGAATTTGTCAAACTCGCAGAAGCAGTTGGAAAGGTTGTTGATGTCCTGGAAGTGGCTCAGAATGTTCGGGCTCACAACACTTGAAAGTTCTTCGCGTAACGCCACAAGCCTCTCTTGGTTGCATCCTCTAGACTGGCGGAACACGTTTGGCCCAAACGGTTTTGTCTTGTAGTATCTCGCCATACCTCGTTGTGTACCTGGACCAGCAAGGACGAACGTCGTCCAATCCGGTGTCCTACTTGTAGGGTAGAATCTGGTGTATCGCATGTCTGTGCAAATCTGGTTCGCAAGGAAGTCGCCAAACCCTTTCGCTTGCCTGATTACATCGGATAGGGATCGGAGGCTGTCACATTCTTGCAAGCTGAGTTGTTCGAGGCTCACAACATTGTTACACCAATACTCGAAAGAACAGACACCCTTACCAGACGTACCATGTGACGGCATCATATACGCACCACGAAAGAGGGACACATCTGGGTTGTCCCGCTTCAGCCGAGCCACTTTCATAACAAGAGACTTGGGCTTCGAGAACGGCAGAAGGTGCTTCAGTGTTCTTGGCTCGTTGAAGATCCTAGCCACCGCAATGTTCAGAACCATCTGTTCGTGTGTGATTTCCAGGTTACGGACGTTGTCAGCAACCCAACGGGTGACACGGTCGTGCTCTCGGTTGACATTGCAAAAGCTGTATTTCTGGAGGGTTGGGTCTTCCGTGTACGGCGGCAAGTCACCCAAGCAGTCTCGCATAACTCGTATACGCTCCCGCTCCTCAACAAAGTATACAAACAAATCGCGGATATCAGAAGGTCTTTTCATAGGAGTTGCTTTGCTAGTCTAGAGCCAATGGCGGCGAAGGTCATTTGAGATTTTGGTCTGTCGTAGTGTAGCGGTATGCAAGACAAGAACAGAGAAGCTTCAACAAGACCAACAAAGTGCCTTTCCTCTTGTGATAGCGGTTGTAAAATGCATTGCTCAAAGAGAGCTGTCATATTGTAGTAGCTTTCGATGCATCCGACGTTTACGTAGAACTCCTTGTGGTCCGCCGATGCTGTCTCCTGGCAATCAACGTGGTCATAAAAGTGAAGAAAAGACATTGTGGCTTTTGCAACGTCATGGAGCCAGTGTCCCCAGAACTCTCCTCTCGGGTCAACCCAACGGATCTTGCTATCTTGCCAGAAAAGGTTTGACGCGTT